TCAAGCCCGTTAAACATTAAACACTCGCCACGGTTCGTGATGAATACTATATAATCGTCAGGACCGTCACCAGCATCTTCCGAGTACGTTGCGATAGCTTGCAAAAAACCGCCACCCTGCGATAGCTGCTGCAAATCAAACCACTCTAGAACACCCTGTATCTGCCCCGGAGGTAAGTAATAGAACCCAAGCCGGTCTTTCATACCGAAATAGAGCCGTAGCTTGTAGTTACATACAAAATTAATACCAGAAGCCAAATCACCAACAGGACTGCCGGGAGCAAAAGTAAAAGTGAGGTTCGTTAAAGCAGCACCGTTATACTGCATCGGTATATCTGCACCAGTTGTAATGATGAGAAACTGTGCAGCGTCCGCTACTGTACTGAACATCGTGGATACGGTCATGTCACTGACCATCGTATTCTTCTTATTCGTCTTAACGTCTTTAACGGTAACGTCCCATACGTTAGGCCCCGCGAACGCCAGCATCTTCTGTCCTGTACCAGAAGAATAAATCTCCATAGACCGTACAGGATTACCGACAGGAGCCTGATGCACCATGCAGCCTTGCCGCACCTTTACAGTGCTTGTACCGGGAAACATATTGGTCAACTCATACGCATCTTCTGCCGCCATGTTAGCTAATGCGTCACGACCATTAAGCCCACCCACCGGCGCAGTAATTGTACTGCTCTCGGACTTCTGTGACGTGTTGACGTTAATACCTTCGTAGAGCATCTTATACTCCAATTACGTCAGGTATACAACCTTGCGTAAGCGGATCATGGCCGTACTGCCTACCGATAGGCAGTTCACCAGTACCCATGTACTGTGCAATCCGCTGCTTCATGGTGCCGCTGAACTCAGCCATTTCAGCCGTGTAGTCAAGGCCCTTCTTTTGCCGCCAGCGCCACGTTAAAGCAAGTTGGATCAAATCTTCATCCACTAGCGATACATCGCCATCAGCATAGTATGCATCTAGCGGCGCATCAGAACTACTTTTGGCAATATTCTTGGTAATATACATAAACACAAGATCACTGACACCGGATGGTGTCGGAGCCACCACGAACTTGTTTCCGACTGCATCAATCCGAAAACCGTCACCCCAATCTACAGAACCGTCAAGCGACTTTCTATACCACTGGATCGGTGTCAGTGAACCCTTCATCTGATAGTACTGGTTTGCATTAACTGCACTCGGTACTACCATATGGTGAAAGTCAGTTGGCAGATCATACTCGCTCTGATCCGCAACAGTTGGAAACCTGTGTTCCCGAATAAGCTGCGGCCAGTTATGCTTGAAAGATGTACTCTTTAAAGCAAGGTTCGCTAGTGACATGCTCTGCCGCATGTTCTGATCCTGCGATGCCGACACAGCAGACACTGGCGTAGGCCAGCCATTGCTATCCATCACCGTCTTGACAATAGTGAACAGCGACATAGCCGGTTCCTATTCTAGAGTAATGTCTACTAGCTTGCGTTCTAACGGCTTCTCACCAAGCTGTCGCTGTAGCTGACCAATCTGCTGATTAGCGAGCGCCAATGCTTGCTGTAGCCGCTGGTTCTCCGATGTCAGGTTAGATACCTGATCGGTAAGTTGCGATACAGGGGCTTCGCCTACCGCCTGTGCAAGAAATGCCTTGGCCTGTTCACGTAGTTCACGACCGCCATGACCGATGTTCTGAAGGTTCCCGTCAGAGATACCAGCAAGCTGTTCAACCGTGTGAACATTCAATGCCGCCAATGACGCAGCTAGTCCGCGATCAATACGGGGCCATTGCTTTAAAGGTGTTCCACCCAAATCATTGACACCCGTACCAGCTTTGAATTTTTCCACCTGCTCACGAAACTCATCATACTTAGGCCCACGCCTAGACACGTCCGTAGTACCAATAACTTCCTTAGACTGATCCGCCCAAATACGTTCTACTTCAAACGCCGGTATACTAGCCTGTTGCCCCGGCGTGATGACATCTACATACAAGACAGTATCAAAGATAGCACGACCAGCATGTTTGGTAGCACCCTCATTCTTAGCACTATCGTAGTAGAACCGAAGGATCGAACCATCCGGCCCCCGCATCATGCCTTCTGTCAAACCCATGCTATCCATAAAAGCTTCCTTACGTTATTTGGCCCTGTACATTTGGGCGACTACAAGATACATAAGCAAAACCCGCTGCCGGGGTGCCGTCTGCGGTATCAAACTCAGCGCACAATAGTTGATTGCCCGCAAGAACCGCATCGTCAACTGTACCCGGTACAGCGGTAAGAAATACCTTGGCACCAGCGACCACCGCGCCAGCCTTTGCCTTGGCCTTCCCACCAATCTGCACAAAGCCGTATGAATTAGCGGCCTGTGCCTGAAGGGCAAAACCAATCGGTCCACCATCATTAGCATGTGCAGCACTATCGGCTAGCACAGATTTGTTTGTCAGATCAAGGTATACCGCTTGGCCTTCTGTAGTTGCAGCATTGAACTGCACGTACATATATTCGCCTTCGGCATTCGCTACATCATCAAAACCGCGAACGATAGTTCCAACCGGAACCTTGGGAGAAGTCTCGGCCCCTTCGATGCTTACACCGATCCGACCGTCAATAGCATATCGTGCCATCGTAAATTCCTTTAAAGCTATGCCGTGGGTACAGGCAAGGAAGCCAAACCAAAAATCCTGTACCCACGACCTAGCACTTGGTCGGTGCTAGTCTTTCAAGACCCCTTGGAACATACGTCCCGAAGTGGTCATGTTACCGGCCCAACCAATAAGCTTCACGAACGCATCTTGATTGTTCGTGTAGCGATCAGGGTTGAGAGGCACATACTGCCGATCCTTGTGGGGCCGCAGGTATATGTAATCCGTATTCAGGAAATACATATGGTTTGCGGGGCAGTAGCCGCCAATGCCACCGTCGAACACAACGTCAGCACCCATATACCGGAGGCTTTCAAAGCCCGCCTGTGCCATCTGCGGCGAAGTAAACCGCTGATTAGGCAGAAGCGCTTCCCAATACAGAGTGTAGTATGCGTTATCCGCAACGATCAGATCGGGCTTGTCAGTGCCACGTACCAGACTGAGCCACATGAGGTTCATGTAGTGCAGCATATTCGCAGTAGTAGCAGCCGCCGTACCGTCTGTCGTGGCATCGAACCGCTTGTTCTGCCAGAACGTCCAAGTAGTAGCGTTAATGTTGCCAGGGTTTGCCGCCGCAGCATCAGACACCAGCAACTGCAAACCACCAATGGACTTGCCACTGGCAACTGTACCGTCACCGTACACCGCCTGAGCCATCTTGTTCTTGAACGTCTTTTCAGCGTTCTTGATACGAGCTTCCAGTAGATCAATGAGCTTCTCTTGCCCACTGTTCTGTAGCTCTTCAAGACCCGACATCGTTACTGCAACAGCAGCCTGTTTCCAGTCAAACTGTGCAGCACTGACTACCTCACTCGGCGCGATATTCAGCGTATCGTAACCGGAATACCAAGTAAACGTACCGTTCTCCCCGTATTCCAGTTCCTGTAGGATCACGCTACCACCGTCAGCCGGTTTCACGTTACCCTTGCTTTCCAGCCTAGACAGTAGCGCGTTGTTCTTCGTAACATTGTCCGCAAGCTTCTTGCTGCGGTTCTCGATTGTCGTAGTGACAATCTCGCTAAGATTAGGGGTTGCCATAACCGTACCTTCCTATTGCACACTTTGATTGTATGCGTGGAGTAGTTCTTCACGGAGGGTTCGGTTTGCGTTATTAGGCTGGCTACTAGCGTCCGCTGCCGGACCACCATTAATAGAGACGGCTACATTCCGCGCCCGCTGTGCTTCCGCTACGGCTGCGTTCTGCTGCGCCTGTGCCTGTGACTGCTGTATCTGCCCCCGGATTAGCGGGTTATTATACGTAGCAAAGTCATAGGCCGCTTGCAGAACATCGCGCTCTGGTAAATACGGCTGCTGCTGGCGGATCAACTGTACATGCTGCGCTATTGCGTCTGCTACATCATTGAAATACGGACGCAGCGGTTTACCGCCAGCATCTTTCTCATCAATGAACTGTTGTACCATACGCATATTCGCCGCTTGCTGTTGCTGCGCGGTATTAGTCGTAAAGCCATTAATAGTGTTGCGTAGTTGTGCTATCTCCTGTTGCAAACCAATAAACGCAGGATCGGACTGCGGAGTACCTTGCCCCGCTTGATCCCGCGCATCCAGTAGGGCGTCCAAGTCCAATCCATGCTGGCCCGAAAACCAAAGCACAAACTCACCGGGATCACGCCCCGCAAAGTCTGACAAAGCGAACAGTTGCTGTAAAGCCGCTGCTGGCGGCATACCGTTTTCGGCCCATGCCTGTCGGCGCGGACCTATTACCTGTTCGATTACGTCATACTCACCGTACTGCGCGCTGCGCTGCATCACGCCATCCATTGTACGCTCGATCCATTGTCGAGTTTCCGCCGGGAGGGCTGTGAACTGTTTTTGCTCTAATTCTGTAAGTCCCGCAGCCCACTGCGGCATTACAGGTTGAGCAGGCTGTCCAGCTTGGACAGCATTAAAGGCATCTATTGCATCCTTACTGGCAAACGTACCGTCTTTGTTATGCCAGCGATCCCCAACCTTGACAAGATCAGGAGCAGGACCGGGGACCGCTGGCACTCCCTCGACACCGGGGGGTGCTGCCTTGGGAGCCTCAGTACCTTTAAAGGCATCTGTAAGCGTATCACGCAGCGACGGCGCTGGCTTTTCAAGCTCGCCATCAGGAAGCTGCGTAGGAGTAATTACACCCCGGTTGACATCTACCGCACCCTGATCCGCAGGGATACCTTCACCCCTAGAGTGTAAGTCGATAGTAATATCAATATCGTCGATACCTTCCACTAGTGGCCT